CCCTTGGTGCGGGCCACAACTGCATCTGACCTTTGGCAATGCTTGCCACTATGTCCTCGAACAAGTGTGTGCCGCCCGTGTACTCTAACGCCGCCTCAATCCAAGGCTTGCAACGCTTCAAATCATCCGACAACTGCATCTCTGGTACGGTCATGTCGTTCATCCGTGCATCCTTGTAATATGCAAAGTCGTTGCGGGTGCTGATGGACTAAACGCAGTCGCCGCCGATGCATCCAAAAAACCTGACGTACTATCCACCGCCCACATTACTTGCAATTCATCACCTGCACCCACGTCGAACTTTGCTGCCCGCGACACGACAACAGTCGCATCATTCTGGTGCAACGAATAAACGATAGTGTTGTTAGGCGCATCCGTGCCGTTCAGCTTGGGCCAAAAATAAAACTTCACCGTGCTGGATGACGTTGACGAAATCTGCGCAGAAAACATCACAAGATATTCGCCCGCCTCATCGAATACAATTTTGCTATTATCCGTAGCATCACGATCAATGCCCTTATTTCCCGTGGGTGCATCATATGTGATTGCATACGCCGTATTTACTGCCGCAGCGGTAACATCGGTTGTGCGATAGAAGGATGCGTGGCCATCCTCTAAGATAACCTGAACAAACTCATTGTTTTTAGAAACGACAGGATAACCGTTTTCACGATCCCATAGAATAACGCCATCCTCTGACGGGTTGTCGTCATCGGTCTTTTGCCCCAGCTTCGCTAGGTTGCGCTGTAAATACGCTGATAGCTGTCGCCCCCACTGGCGTAGGTCTGGGCCAAGAGGGGGTAGAATAGGACTTGGCACTAGCGACGACCCCCAGCATTTGCATCAATCCGCATGTTGCCGACTTTCCATTGCGTTGATCGTTGACCCTCAACACGCATCCGCATCTGACGACCAGAAAAACGCACACTTGTTGGGTTGGCAGGTGTAAACGGCCCGTGAGTAGTTTCAGTCGCGTTTGGATAGAACCGCGTCTTGAATGTTACGTCTACATCGCCCTGCGTGATTTCGTCTGGGATCAACTTAGTGACCCGCGCAATCTGATCGCCAACACCAATGCTGATTGGCCCTGTTTCTGCGAATGTTGTTGCGCTGTCAAAGTTATAGCCAACTTCGTGATCGTAGATGTCGCTGTCTGCGTTGTGACCCGCCATGAAAGGATAACGGAACACCCCGCGCTGCACACCCGATGTGCGCGACAATTCACCAATTAACCAGTGGCCCTCTTTGTAATCATAGGCTACATAGCGATCAATTTCCGTACTACTTGACGATGTATAGAACCACCAAATTTCACCGTACTGACCATTTGCAAACGACCAAACCTTTGTTTGCTGCGCTACGTTAAAATCGCCAAAAACATAATCGTGAACATCACATGGGATTTCCTGAACGCTGTTACCGTCAAAGCGGAAAAACCCGCGCTGACCCATCCAGAAAACACCCATATCAACATCTGCTGCGGCCTTGCGCGATACTGCCCCACAAGATGTTCCAACACGCTCAAAACCATAGACATAAGGTGGCCCAAGATAACGTGCCGTATGCGCATCTGTATCCGTCAAAATCAAAGTCTGACCGCGCGTGCGGATGCCCTGCATGATTTGACCAGATGTTTGTAACTCAATGTCGCCAGCTTCGTTTGTAGACGCTGCTGTCCATGTCGTGTTGTCCTCACGGTCACACCACTGCACTTTGCGGCTGTTTCCACCTGCACCTAGCGCAAAAATAAAACGCTCCTCTGTCACGACAATGCCAAGGTTACTTGTCGGCGCGTTCGTAATTGGTGCCGCGTTTGCCGCCGTGTCTAATTGCCACTCTAAAATACGGCCATCGTCATAATGACATGCAACTAGGTATTCGCCCCAGTTATCCAGTGACCATGTTGTCGCTTCCTCTAAAACGCTGTCGTCGTTTTGAGAAATTGGCTGACCATAATAGCCAAGTCCATAACCGCCACCGCCAAAGCCAGTGTTTGCTGCCGCATCCTCACGACCTGTCGCAAGATCGCTTGGCGTGATGTCGGTCAGTGTTCCTGAACCCGTCATCGCCTTTAGTTCGCTATGCGATCCACCCGCCAACCATGCGTTGCCGTTTAGAGCTTCCCAAGTGTGCATCCCGCGCACGGGGTTTGTGGAGAATGATGCCTTGCGCTCACGCCAACCGCCAATCGGGCGCAAGCTGTTGTCGCGCCAGCGCACCAGCGAACCATCCCGCCAGCGCCCTGCTTGTTCCAAGTCGGTCCCGTTTCGGTAAAAACCTGCGGGGATGTCTAGCGGTATAAGAGGCATATCTTAGCCCTTCATAATGTATGCAAGCGCGTAGTACGGTGGACGGTTTTCGTGCGAACTTCCTGAACCAGTTGATCCAGTTGTCCCGCTGAAACTGTGTGTGTGCGAGTTACCATTGAAGTCAACTTGACCGGGGTGCGTAACACTTTGCGCCTTAACCTCTGAGCTGATAAACGCCCCTGGGCCGTAATTTGTTGTGCTAAACACGCCAGTTGCGCTGTGTATGCGCAAGCGATAACCAGCACTGTTGTCATCTTGACCAATAAACGAACCCGTCAACCCAGTTGTGTTGCCAGTTGTGCCGCTGAATGAGTGAGTGTGTGACGGTATTTGCGCCGATGATAGCGTAACTTCCTTTGCACCGCCTGTCGCATCAACTGCGTATTCATCACCCGCACCGACAACAAAACGGTTACGCAAGTCTGGGGTGCTGTTCGTACCATCGCAAAGATACCAACCTGACGGTATGCTTGCGATTGATCCTGACCACATAATGATCCCGCCAGTTGGGACGTAATGCGTTGCCGATGTGTTGATACCTGCGGCAGTTGCCGTGATTGCTGTACCTCCGACCTGCCATGATCCTTGTGTAAGGTTTGGCGTGATGGCGTTTGTACCATCAGCGTTATCGTTTACTTCGTCGACAATCGCATCCAGTGCGGTGTTGATCGTCGTACCCCAAGTGTCCTCTGAACCGCCGACTGTGGGTTTTGTAATGCTTAGTGCCATGCTCTAATCCTTTGTTAAACGCAACATAACACGCTAAACGATTTCCGTCCATGTTTCGCTGCTACTAGATTGCTCTGTCCACGTTTCAGACTGATCGGCCTGCTCTGTCCATAATTCCGTTTCTGGTGTTGGCTCCAGCCACCCCAAAATATCAATGTCTTTGCCATCGTAGGAATAAGAGCCGAACCCAAAGTCCATGTTCATTTGCTTTGTGTATGTGATGTCTGTACCAGATAAAGCAAACGAACCATTAGCGGCGGCCATGTTTAGTTGCGCTGTGACAGATACATCATATCCTGTAAAGACATATGATCCACTTGCCGCACCGATATTCATGTCCTTGGTCAAATCGACATCCCGACCCGTTAGGGCGTAAGCCTGACTGTCCAGAATAATTCCAAAGCCCTTTCGGAAATCTAGGTCAGTAGAATACGTCAACGTGAAAACGCCTGTGTCGGCTGGTACGCCGAAATCAATGTTTAGGAGTATCTTAGATACATCCGTGCGGATTTCTGTTTCCGCGTCTGTTCCTGTTAGAGAATAAGCGCCATTCGCAACGTCAAACTTGTACCCAACATCAAAGTTAAACGCACGTCCGCTAAGTATGTAAGAGCCGCTGGGATATAAGTCGCTTATCAACTTACCCGCACCCTGCAAACTTAGTGCATATGTCCCACTTAGCGCGTCCATTGAATAGGCTTGCGCTGTTGTTGCTGATGCTAGTGGAAACTCTGCTATTGCGCCAAATGCTAACATTTACTGTGACCTTTTATTGCAAGCCATTTATAACATAGTTTACGCGTATGGCCAATCACCCCGCCAGCGCGTCATATGCGTGATCTTTGTACGGGCCGTTCGCATCGACGTAATGCACAAATATTTGAACCTGCTGCTCACCCTCATATGGGTATCGCCAATGAAGATGCTCACAACCCTTATACAGAACCGCGTCACCGTCATCCATAACATGCTCCGTGGCGTCACCCTTTGACATAGCCGTATTCCAGTCTTTTTCCAACGATGTCCAAATCGGCCACGCACCGCCAACGTGCGAAACCTGCAACGTCAAACTATACTCGCAAGCCTCCCTGTCTAAGTGTGGGATCAATTCGTTTTCGTGCCAATATGATCTGGCATATGTGTACGTTGGCAATAATGACTTTCCTGTCTTTTCCTCCACCATCGGGCGCAACTTTTCTGATAAGCGTTCAAACACTTCGTCTTTGTAAACACTGGCTGCATCGGGAACCAAGTGATCCCAGCCGCATTTTCCCTGTTCTATCAGATCGTGCATACGCGCAGACAATTCACCACATTCGCCTGCATCAATTACGGACTTCATCATCATCGGGCGCATGAATGTTTTTCCTTCTTTCTAGCGCTAGACCTGAAACACGGCATATAGCCAAGCTGCGATACTTCCGCGAACTTTTCAGGGTCAAAGTAACTTTCAACATGCAGCGGCAAATCGCTCATAGGATAGATTGATATTAACGGCGTGTTAAACGAAACCTCGTACCTATGCGCATCCTTACTGATAAGGTTGAAAATGTTTATGTCGGGCGAAACTTTAAAAGACGTGACCCCAGACAAGATGTTCATTTGCGTTTTATTTCGCATATGTCTAGCCATGACAAAATTAACGCCTGTTTCCTCATAGCACTTCCAAGGCATCGCCAGCTTTGACAAAAACGTATGCCTGTCTGTTCCGTAAGTCTCATCGCTGTCGTGATCAAAAACTATCCTGAAAGTTTCTTCATCGCGCGCGATACTATGACTAACACTATTTTGCCCGTCACTTACCACACGAAACGCAGCGGGGCTTCTGACTGTCGCACTACGTTTCCGCGTTTCCAGCCTTGACCAACAATGGCTAAAATACTGTGTTTTGCTGAGATATTCAGGGTTCGTTGGTTGCGGCGTAACATCATCATCGCCCAGCGTCATTGGCGAATGTTTGTGAACGCCTGCATGGTTTGTATAGCACTTCAATACGATGTAGCGCTTCCTGTTTAAGAACGGCAATTTCGGCATGATTTAAGCCCATCTTGGCCCATCAAACCAAGCAACCAAAGACTTACGCACACCGCTTGTTACTGGCTCAACACAATGGCGCAAATGGCTTGGAAAAACCAACACCGTACCTTGCTTGCGCGCTCCCTCTTGATCGGGGTTGGACACGCCATCAAACTTAAAATCGCCGCCCTCATAATCGTCTGCATCAGAAAGCTGCACCGTCACCGATAACTTTCTGTCCCATTGATTATCGCTTTCCCAATCCACATCACTGTGCCAATCGTAAAACCCGCCTGTTTCAGCATGATATTCTGTGTATTGCATTTCGGCGGCGTTCCAAACATTAGCCCTGAAATACCCACCATTCGCCAAATTTACATATTTGAACAATTCGTCACGCAACCAATCGTGTTCCGTCATCCAAAAAATCTTGCTGTTTCTGATGTTTTCGTGACCGCTTACCGTGTCTGCGTCCAGCAACTCACCGACTTTTGATAAGATTTTGTCGATCTCGCCTGATGCCATTGCTCCCGACCACATGCACCAATTTTCGCGCATTTTATAACCCTTGTTGTTCTTGGGCCTTTAATGCGTTTTCATCCGCTAAATTTTTCGCATCATAGGACGCGATGTAAGCGGCGCAGTCATCGTCAAAGTCTGACGACCAAACTTCAGCAGATAAGGCCCGATCCTCTACAACAGTACCATCGGTCAACGTATCGTGACGGAAATCACCATTTGCTGTCCGTTCGTACTGCCTAGTCACAATACCGCCTGCGTTCATTTCGTCAATCTCTGCCTGCAAATTTTGCGTCAGCCTGTCTGGAATGTGATCCCCGTCAATCTGGCCATTGTAGAGCATAGTGCCGTTTTCAATGGAAACATATGACGTTGAAGCTGTGATGTGTATTAAACGCATCTTAAATCCTTACGTTTTCATAATGTATGCAAGAGCATAATATGGCGGGCGGTTTTCGTGTGAATTGCCGCTACCAGCCGATCCAGTTGCGCCTGTGCCAGACGAACCTGTTGTGCCACTCCACGCGCCAGTTGCACCTGTACCAGCCGATCCAGTTGTGCCACTCCATGCGCCAGTGTTACCAGTGCCGCTTGCAGATGTTGTGCCGCTATATGTGTGCGCATGTGATGCGTTAAAATTCAACTGTGAAAGATAATAACCATTGCCCAATGGACTTGAGTTAATCGCCTGACTGTAAGCGCCTGACGCACTGAATACACCGTTAGCCGTACCCCAACGCAAACGATAGTTTGTTGAGTTGTTGTCAACGCCGATCACTGTACCTGTAAGTGATGCCGTGCTTGTCGTGCCAGAGAATGTGTGCGAATGACTTGGCCCTGTGTGCGTGTGACTTGGCACACTATGGGTATGGCTTGGACCTGTGTGGGTGTGGCTAGGGACGCTGTGTGTGTGCGATGGGCCTGTGTGTGTATGGCTAGGCATTTGCGCCGTTGATAGCGTCACACTAGATGAACCGCCCGTTGCGTCAACTGCGTATGAACTACCTGCGCCAACGACAAAGCGATCACGCAAATCTGGCGTATTGTTCGTACCGTCACAGATGACCCAACCGCTAGGAATACTTGCTGTTGACCCTGACCAAAGCGTAATAACACCAGACGGAACACCAACGATTGTTGTGGATGCCAACCCTGTGACGTGACCGTATGTGTCTAGCGTCACATCCTGAATGACAGTATTACCGCTGTTGTTGACTGACGCTTGCGATGACGTGTCAGAGTGATCAATCGTGATGGTTTTGTTGGTGCCAGCATTTGTCGTAAAGCTGCCGCCTGTGCTTAAACCGTTGCCTGCCGAAATGGTGATTGTTGCATCATTTGAAACATCTGCGCCCGCTGCAATCCCGTCAAGTTTAGCGCCATCAGCAGAAACATCACGACCATCGACGTTGCCATCAATCGTGATATTGCCTGTTACTGTGATCCCGCCGCTTGTCGCCTCTGCCTTTGTTGTCCCGTCATGCTGGATGCGTGTAAAGTCAGAGTGCGTTGCAGTGATCGAAACCTTAGCTGTCCCGCCAAGTGTAATTGCACCCCCGCCAATGCTGCTTTCGCTAGGTGTGCGGGTTAAGGTTGTTCCTGACGCGGTATATGTACCTTCGCCAATCTCCCATGCGGTGCCTTCTTCGATAAGGTATTGGACAACATCATTGTTCACCACGCCAGCATCAGCGAAAGACTGAAAGCCGTTTTCAGCACTGCCAAGAGTGATCGTGCCAGTGCCAGTGCTGGATGTTGTCATCTTGGCCCTGTTGAAAAGTTTAGCCATGATGACCCTCCATTATGCCATTGTTAGGATGCCGTTTGTCCCGATGTCGATTGTGAATGTGTCACCATCGTTTAGGGTCAAGGATGTTCCGTAGTCGTAATAGCCAATTACAGGATCGGCTGGTGATGTCGGTGTGTCGTTATACACAACAACATAACGGAACGCTGCAACCGATCCACCTGATGCTGTAAGCACCAAGTCATCTGCTGACAGCTTATATGTCCCCGATGTCTGTGTCGATGTCACATTTGCCAATGTGCGTGATGATAGGTTCGTGTACGAAATTTCTGCAATATTCGCTAGAACACCGTTCCCATCCGCTGTGACATCTGTTCCCGCTGTCGGGTCTGTGTTTGTCAAGGCGATCACAAGACTATCGCTGTCCAAGTCCATCGCATTCGCCATGTTTTTGACGAAATCATTAACCTTTGTAAAACTAGCCATCAGTAACTCCTAATTTTGATACGGCGGCCAGAACCACCAGACTTGGCTTTGTCATTGTCCATGTTTATAGCATCTATCGCGCTCTGAAACAACGCTGCCCATGTTTGCATCCGCGCATCTTCACCCAAGAACGGCGCAGAATGGATCAATGCCCCATATAGATAGGCGTCTGGGTGGTATTGCAGCACCCAGTTAGACGTGTTCGATGTCGTTAGCGCGTCAATGCTGCTGTAATACACCATTTCTAGCGTATAATCGCCATCTGGCTTGGGGAACACCTCAATCGAACCGTCCGTGATTGCGTACACTTCGGGCTGGCCTGACTTGTCGTTGTTGTTTTCGCGCAGTTCTTGCAACTGGCCCTGCCCTACAAGTTCAATGCGGCGCGGGTTGCTGCCTGTCGTCATCAGACGGATCGGCTCAACGAAATCAGTAGGCAGTGCGCTGTATTGCGTGTCTAGCACTGCTGTTGATCGGCGTTCCATGCGCCAGTGACGTAGCAAGCGGCCCATGTTGGCCTCTGCCAAGTCGATGAACGTCTTGATCCGTTCTGTCTGGTCATCACGATCCAGAAAGTCTGCGATCACCGTCTGTAGTTCTGCGTAGGTTGTGATTGGCATTTGTTAGCCTCCGTATCCCATCAAGCCGCCAAGCCGCTCGTTTCGTTTTTCTTTCTGTTCGCGCAGGTAGTCAAACACGCCAAGCAAAGGCATAGCACCGAACGCTGCGAATGTGGGCAAGCCCTGCTCTTTCACGCGACGACGAAACTCTGGCGTTAGGCGCAAGCCATATGCATCAAACTGATCGCCAACATAAGTGTCGCCATCTGCTTTTAACGTAATCGGCTCTACAGTCGCGTCTGGATCGACTTTCTTCAATATGCCCTTTAGCCTGTTCTGCACATCGCGATTATAGAAGTCTATTGCACCCTGCTTTGGGTGATATGACCCGCCTACCGCTCCGATAGCGGCCTCGTCCCTTGGTAGGGCTAAATATTCAATGTTAGAATTGTTCACCGCATCCACAATGCTGCTACGCAGCGCATAGTCAACCCATCTATTCTGCGAACCCATCATTGGGCCACCAATACCTTCCAGCTTATCCACTGGAAAGTCTGGATTGTCCTCAAGAAAGTAATTCTCTTGCTCTGCTGCCGCCCTGCCATAAGCATTTCGGTAGTTGCCCGCTGCCGCGTGTTTAGCAAGAATATCGCGCACACCTTGGCCTACTTCATTCTCTGGAACAAGGTCAGTGTGGTTTATTGCTGCGTCCGCAAGCTGCGTAGGAGCCATGCCTCGACCCATGTCCGATATATAAGCCCGTTTGTACTTGCTTAAAGTTTCAAAGTCATCAGCGCTTAGTTCGCTGTATAATCGCGGCAGCTTTTTGTTTGGGTCAATCCCAGCATTTGTTTTGCGCGAAGAAAAGTGTAGATCGCCGTTGAACGTGTCTAAAAAGGCTTGGTTTTCCAAGTCTTGCAGCATTTCTTTAGTTTCGACACGCTGATCATTCATCAAATTGCCAAGCGTGTCTTTCAGCGAACGATAATGATCCATCCTTTGAATGGCGTATCTGTTTGCAGTTTGCGTAAGATTTTCTGCCGTTCTGTCTAGCTCACTCAAGCGCACACCCTCGTCATACGAAAGCAATGGCTTGTTTATATTTTGCTGCGCATCTGATTGAATTTCACCAACGTACATAGCATCGCCATTTGCGCCCTTCACAGGGAAAAAGCCTGTTCGTGTGTGAAACTGCGCGCCCTCATCGTATTCGCCAAAATGGCTTGCACCCGCAATGCGGTCTGGCGAGAACGTATCTTCTTCGGGAACATACCTAAAAATGTTTTCCCTGTATCCTTCGGCCCCAGATGGGAAGTAGTCGCCATATTGCGTTTCTTCTGGATTGAACATTTCTTCAAGTTCGTCTGGCGCGACCATCTCCCGAAGTTCATACTCGCCCATATTGTATCGCGCATTCTCCGACAAGCTATCTGCGGCCAATGTTTGCGCGGCCACACGCGGGTCTGACGCACCCGTACCCAAAGCATCAGCCAATGCCGCATTGTAATCGGAAAGAACCTCACCGTTTTCGCCCACATAAAAGCCCTCATAATCCCTTATGAAGTCATCTAGTTGATCCGCGTCATAGCCCTCGGCCTCTGCCAACTCCTCTAACTCGTAGTCGTCTAATTCCGTAACCAACCTGTATTCATCTGCAACACGATCTGGACCATATTCGCTCAAATAATATTCGGTTTCGGCGTCAAGATTTTGCTCCACATAACGATCCACAAGTTCGTCCATGTCCATGTAATCATTGCGGCCCGTCTTGCCGTAGCTTTCCAAGTTGACTTCTTCTAGTCGTGGATTGCTTGCGCGAAGATAGTTTATCAAGTCGTCCTTCGTTACCTTCTTGCCAGAAAAGTAGCGATCAGCACCCGACCATTCCAACTCGACGTCTTTCGCGCCACCTTTAAGCAACATACCCCGCATTTGATCGTATGTGCCTTTTTTCTGCTTAAGGTTTTCTGCTGCGCGTAATGATGGGCTATAAAGTGACGCAAAGCGCGGCGTTCTGTCTATAGGTGTCCCATCGGGCATTGTGTTGAATATTGGGTTTCCCTTGTCGTCAAATGTTACATCCGCTGCCCCAACAGACTGTGGTTGGCCGCTTGGTCTAAATACGTCAAGAACGCCACCAAGATCGCCCTCTGCAATCGAACGCCCTGCGTACTGTACGTCAGAAACAGCATTGCGAACCATTGGCCCGATGACTTCGCCTGTCGGTGTCGCAAACATTTCCGTTAGCCCTGCTGGCGCTGCAAGATATCCTGCACGAACCAAAGCTGCTGGGGCTAGTGACATTGCCATTTCGACGCCCATGTCCACTGCTGCGCGTTTCCGCGCCTCTGCGGTAGCATCTGGATCAAACACAACACCGCCAGCCTGCATTGCATTGCCCATAGCTGCAACTGGGTTAGCCTCGGCAACGAATTGGCCTGCTGGGCGCAAGTTTGGCGGCAAGAACCGTTCTAGGTTCAAATCGTCAACGTAATTGTCCAACATGCGGCGGCGCTCTTGTCCACCCATTGCAAAGAAATCAAGTAGGTTCATTTCATCACCTTGCGAATAAAGTCCACCAATCCCAGCGCTGCGCCCATACGTCTTGCTGGTGAAAGCGATATGCCTTGCTGCGTTGCACTACCTAGTGACATCAAACTCTGCTTGTAATCGCCATCAGAGTAGGCATTGAGCGCATCCTGAAGGTCAATCCGCGCATTTGCATTTGCCACATACGGGCTGTTCATCGCCATTGCACGGCCCATTGGAACGCCCGCACGGGGGCCAAACTGCTGCATCGCGCTCGTATATACATTGCGCTCACTTAAACGACGACGATCCAGTTCATCCATCGCCCGCCTGATTGTATCGTCGCTGTAATAGTAGCCCTCTGTGCCATCTTCGCGCATACGGAAAGCGTTTTTATCGTCACCCGTCATTTGTGCGTAGTTTAAACGCAATTCGTAGCTGTCCATCACCACTTCACCTTGTTTGCCCAATACGCCGCTGACATCTTGCCCTTGGCGATATTCTTTGCGTGTCTTGCCTTGAACGACTTTGCGCGCTTCGTCATCGTCTTGTCGCCTGTCTTGCCCTGCTGACCAAAGCGGATCGTCTTGATTTTATCTCCGTCTTTGGCAACGACAACGTGCGACTTGGTAGGATGGCTAGGGGTGCGCTTTGGCTTGTTGTAGCCTGACACACCCGCGCGTTCTAACCTGCTATCCTTCTTTGCTGGCATCAATACATGCCCTGCGAAAACTGTTGGTAGTTTGAGGTGCCGCCTGTCATTAAATAATTTTTATACATCCGCCCATGCTCCGTATTCGCCATCCCCGCTGGCATTGTATCCAAGAGGCTCTGCATGGTTGCTGACGTATTGTACTGGTAGTTTGCTGGATCAGCAGGTGGCATTTGCCCTGATGGATACCCTAGCTGGTTAGGAACATCCGCTGGGCGATATGTCATTGTGTTCTGCATTGGCATACCAAACGAAAAGCCCGCTGGGTTTGGTGCATTGATTGCCATATTGCCTGACGGCGCTGGCGTTGAAGATGGTGTTGGCGCACTAGGCTGCGGTGTTGGCGCTGGGGGCTGTGGAAGCTCTGGACGCCCTGCCATGCCTGCCCGTGCGTATGTGCGTGGACGATTGTAGCCATACGGGGCAACGCCTGCTGCGTTCAGGATCATGCTGTAAAGCCCAGCGCCCTCAAACGTATCGCCTGATTGGTTTTTACCGCCGCCATCTTGTGCGTCGATGTACCAAGGAACGTAATTGCCAGTGTTGGGATCGTAATAGCCCCAGTTATTGTCTGTGCGACTGCGGGTGATGCGCTTTTGCTGCGCATCGGTAAACCCACCCTCTGGCTTTTCAATGTTCTTGCCAGATGCCTTGCCAGAGCCTTTGGCCTGTACGGCCTGTGTTTCTTCACTGGAGGGCTGGTAAGCTGCTTCGCGCTCATCCTCATCCTTTTTAAATACGTTGCTCAGGAAACCCATTATTTCTTCTTCCCGCCCTTACGGCCCTTTTTCTTGTAACCACACGCCATTACTTCTTCGCCTTTCGCTTTTTAGCGGTCTTTGCTGCTTTCTTGAAATCTTTGGCAGTTGGCGCGCCCTTGTCGCCAGCTTTCCGCATCTTTTCATTACTGCCAGCCTTAATGCGCTTACGCTTGGCATGAATGTTTGCGTACAGTCCTTTTTTGGGCATCGGTACAACTCCATGTTTAGCTGCACCCTAGCATATTAGGCGATGCCGCGCAAATTCCTTCTGATCGGCCCGCTGCCCCAGTTGTCCGCTGGCTTATATCCCACGGCAAGGTAACGGAACGCATCGGCCCCGTGTGATGTCCAATCGTGCAACGGACGCCCGCGCCATGTCTTTAGCTTTTCATCGAAGTCCCTGCGATACTGACGCAATGCTTCAATCCCGCGTTCACAGTTGCCGCCATCAAACCAACACCGCGCAAGCATGGATCGTGCTGCTTGGATACCATCGTCTACACTTAGTTTCGGCGCAATCTCGACATCCCGTATGCCCAGCGCCTCAAGCGTTTCAAGCCTGCTTTTCCCCGTTCCCAGTTCTTTGACACGGACGTCATGCGGCAGAATGTGCTGTTCGTAGTGATACGGCTTTTCACTGAGCGCTTTGGCATATGCGTCTAAACCTACCCCGCTGTTTTCGTGATAGTCGATAATGCGTATTTCTTGGCCATAGAACTGTGCAAACCAGATCGCCGTGCTGTCACCGATACCTAAGTCCCATGCAGTCACAACGCCCAGCGCTGGATCGTATGGCACACGGGTGATGCGCCCATCGTTCATGGCGTCTTTCATTTCGACTGCGTAATAAGCCCCTTGGATCGCCGCTTCGAAAGAACACTCAAACTCTTGCTCGTAGCGGTCATCGCCCATTGCGCGTCTTGCTTCTTCAAGTTCGCCCTGATCCAGTATTCCTGTTTCTGACGCTTTGTACATTGCTGTGAACCAGTTTGGATCGTCTTTCGCATTATTGTAGATTTCCCAAAACTCATTGCGTCCTTTCGGTGTGCCGATGAAGGTGGCACGGCCCTTCCTGTCAGCCAACGCTGGCCTGATTACGGTTGGCCAAGCTGATGCGGGGAAGTCACTAGGCTCATCAAGCACGACATAATCGAAGAACAAGCCGCGCATAGCATTGTAGTTATCCGCACCAAACAGACGGATACGCGCACCATTGGGAAAGTCTACACGCAGTTCGCTATGGTTCACTTTGATGTCAGGGATTGCTGATGTGTATTCCAGAACATAGTCCCATGCTATGGCTTTAGATTGGCTGAGATATGGCGCAATATATGCGACACGCACGTTCTCAAGTGGTGTCGTGTAACACGCTCGGATAAGATCATTGATAGCAGCAACTGTCTTTCCGAACCGCCGATGAGCCACAAGGCAAGCGTATCTCTCTGACCTAGCGTGAAATGCAATTGCTTGCGGCCTTGGAACATAACCAGTTCGCACACGGATCGTGTCGCCTTCGTCAATCACTCGCCCCATTCGACGACGACCTTCTTAGCGCCATTGACTTCATGCTCTGTGGTTTGCTTTTCGCGCCATTCTTCTGCAAACCTGTTTTTCATCTGGAAGATCATCAAGGTTGGGTTTGGCGTTACGTTATCTGGGTTTAGACCAAGAGCCGCTGAGTGTAGTGCATTTTCCCAGAAACCTTGCGCAAATTCGCGCCCCTTTTTTATGGCGTCCGAAAAGTCTGGGTATTTATCACGCCATTCATACAACGTAGAACGTGCAATATCTAACTCTAATGCGATCTGCGTTAGGCTATATCCTTGTTTTCCAAGGGAAATTACTTTTTTGCAGATTTCTTTGTCGTACTTGGGTGGTCTACCCATTTCAGTTTCGTCAGCCATAGTACCGTCCAATGTGGGTGCGTCTATATGTTGTGTAATATAGCGTAGAACGTACAAAGAAAAAAGCCCCTGATGTGAGCGATCAACACCAGAGGCCAGTGAAGTGAGGCAGAAAGAGGCAGGGAGTGACCGCTTTGGCCCGTGATCACTTCCTGTCTATCGTACCACAATTCTACGGTTTTTCGACCTTTTTGTAAACATCTGTGTTTTGTCGTGGCAGTGTCCACTTGTTGATCTCTGCCATGATCGCGTTCTCGGTTGCGCCCTCTATGAACGCAATGTCCTTCACGGTCATCTGTATGTTTAACATACGATTGATGCGCTGCGCGATCTGTGAGGCTCTGGCGGGCCACCTGTAGTTGTAGTCACGCGCTGCCATCTTTGGGGTGCGCGGCTCTTGCTTGCGCTTCTGTGGGGCTACCTGTGAGGCTTCCATGGCCTTTGCTTTCTTGTAGCCTTCCTGTTCGCGCTTCATCTGCCACATTGTAGCGATTTCGGATTGCGTTGGCGCGCGGCCATACAACTTTGTAAATGTCTCCGTTATGTTTACCATTTTTTCCTCAAATTGGAACGCCAGTGATGTCTGGGTTCTCGGTTTTTTTGTGTTCGATAACGCGCTCTAAATACCCTTTGATTTCTTTCAAGCCATGCTCTGCTGGCATCTGCGGGTTGGCGATGTGCGCGTTGCACAAGTTCACCGCCATTTGCAAATACTTCAATTCCTGATTGCTGGTCATTACCACCACCCTTTTATTATTCCTACTGCCCAGAAAAGAACCACCGCCGTAGCGATGATCCCGAT